TATTTGCACAGTGTACGGCAGCTGATGGTGAAATTAAACTTTATAATGAAGTAGGCGCTGCTAAAACAGCAGGCAAATTAATATTTCATGGTAAGTTTGGTACAGCAGCTAATCAAGTAGAGCAATTTAAAATACCAGCATCTGGTATATATGCTTCTGACGGAATATATGCAGATCTAACTAACGTAGATTTTTTTTATATAATCGGAACTTTTTAGGGGTAGCCAATGGCTAATACTACTTCACAGTCCTACAGTTTTGACCAGGACTTTTCAATTGATGAAATCATTGCAGATGCGTATGAACGTATTGGTTTAGTAGGCACAGCTGGTCATCAATTAAAAACTGCAAGAAGATCTTTAAACATTCTTTTTCAAGAATGGGGTAATAGAGGAATACATTTTTGGGAAGTAGGAAATACTAATGTTAATTTAGTACAAGGTTCAACAACTAACATTGATGCTACGGCTGAAGGATCTGGTGTTTACACTTTTTATAGAAATTCTACAGACGTACCTGGAGGTGGAGAACCACCACAAGCTACAACAGTTCCAACAGCAAATGTTTATGGTATTTCAGATATTTTAAATGTTACTTACAGGCAAAACTATAATACCACATCTCAATCAGACATTGGTTTAACTAAGGTTGCCAGAGATGCATATTCTGCAACAGCAAACAAAGTATCTAATGGAACGCCTTCACAGTTTTGGGTACAAAGATTTATTGATAAAGTTACAATTACAATTTATCCTTTACCAAACGCAACTGCTGCATCAAACTTTTTAAATGTTTATTATGTTAAAAGAATTCAAGATGCAGGAGCTTATACTAACTCAAGTGATACACCTTTTAGATTTGTACCATGTATGATTTCAGGATTATCTTATTACTTATCGATGAAGTTTGCACCACAAAGAACACAGGAGATGAAGTTGTTGTACGAGGATGAGTTAGCAAGAGCATTATCAGAAGATGGTTCTCCAGCTAGCACATTTATAACTCCGAAGACATACTATCCAAATATATAATGGCTAGATTCGCAAAAGGCAGCAGAGCATTAGCAATATCTGATAGATCAGGTGCAGCATTTCCATACAGAGAAATGGTCCAAGAGTGGACAGGTGCATGGGTACACAAATCTGAATTTGAACCTAAACAACCACAATTACAACCACACCCAGTGGGAGCTGATCCACAAGGATTAAAACATGCGAGACCTGCAAGAACAGAATTTGCTGTACAAGATATTTTACCAAACAATCCGTTTACTACAACAGGTGGATCTCAAATTTTAAGTGTGTCTTATCCATCTAATCAAATTAACGAAGGAACATCTTATGTTAGATTTCAATCAGTTAAAGAAAATGTAGGAGGTGTGGCAATTGCCACTTTAGAATTAGAAACAACTTTAAATGGTGCAATTAATGATACAGTAAATACTTTAACTTTAACTAATTCTTCAGCATTTCCTAATTCTGGTTTTATTGTAATAGAAAAAGTAGATCAAAATGCAACTATATCTGTTGGTGGTGCAACACAAAACAATCCAAATTTTGGACAATATATTAACGAAACTATTCAATACACAGGTAACGATACAGGTACAGGAGTTTTATCTGGACTAACAAGAGGAACAGCTGCTCCTTTTAGAGGAATTACTTTTTCTAATACTACTGCAACAAATCATGCAAACGGAGCAAAAGTTTTTGGATCTTATTTAGCAACAGCGATTGCCACTACCGTAGAAGTTGGTCCAGCTTTACCTAATGGTAATCAAGCTACGGAAACACAATATAATTCTATAACAGTTCCTTTAGTATCTAATGCTGGAAACACAGAAATAGGAGGCGGTTTTCAGTGTACAATTGGACCCGTAAATGATAGAGGTTAATTATGGCATATAGTTATTCACAATTAACAGATGATATTAGAAATTATACTGAAGTAGATGCTAATGTCTTTACTGCTGCTATTATCAATGGATTTCTTCGTAATGCAGAACATAGAATTAATTTAGATATTCCTATGGACTCTGACAGAGTCATGGCACAAGGACAATTTGCACAAGACTTTAATAGTATCACAGTTCCAGCAGGAGCTTTGTTTATTAGAGGCGTGCAAGTTTTTAATTCAACAACAGCTACTACAGAACAAGGTTTTTGGTTAGAAAGACGTGATCAAACTTTTATCACTGAGTATGTAGGAGAAGCTACAGGACCTTCTGGAGGTCAAGCAGCACAGAATGTAAAAGGTTTACCTAAATATTACTCTATGTTTGGTGGTGCCACAACAGGAACTACCACAGCTACATCAGGGGCTTTATATGTTGCTCCTACACCAGATCAAAATTATCAATATATTGTCCATTATAATGCTTTACCAAGTGGTTTAGAAACAGAGACTGCTGGTACTTATGTAAGCAATTACTTTCCTCAAGGACTACTTTATGCTTGTTTATCTGAAGCATATTCTTTTTTAAAAGGTCCACAAGACATGTTGACATTATATGAACAAAAGTATAAAACTGAACTACAAAAGTTTGCAGCGATGCAAATTGGAAGAAGAAGAAGAGACGATTACACGGATGGTACAATAAGAATTCCAATCGAGTCACCGCCTCAGTAATTAGGAGAAAAATTATGGCAATAACATCGGCAATTTGTAACAGTTTCAAAACAGAAGTTTTGCAAGCAGTTCACAATTTTACAGCTACAACAGGAAATACTTTTAATTTAGCTTTGTACACAAGTTCAGCAACTTTAGATAAAACAACTACCGCTTACAGCGCTACAAACGAAATAACAAACACATCAGGATCAGCTTATGTTGCAAAAGGAAAAGCACTTACAAGTGTAACTCCTGCTTTATCAGGCGACACTGCATGTTGTGATTTTGCAGATGTTTCTTGGACATCAGCTTCGTTTACAGCTAATGGTTGTTTAATATTTAATGATTCAGCAGCAGGTGATCCAGCAGTATGTGCGATCGCTTTTGGTGGAGATAAAACAGTTTCTTCAGGAACTTTTACAATTCAATTTCCAGTAGCAGACGCAAGTAACGCGATCATCAGAATAGCGTAAAGGAGTAACGCGGTATGTCCGTTACTAAAACCTTTACAGTAACGGTTGTTAGCACCGGTTCCGGTAATAAATATGTTATCGATGGTGTACAACAGGATACTGTTGTTTTAGGTGAAGGTGGTACGTATAGATTTGATCAATCAGCTGCTTCCAATAGTACCCACCCTCTTTTATTTTCTACAACTAGCGACGGGACACACGGTGGTGGTTCAAATTATACAACCGGTGTAACCACAAACGGTACTCCTGGTCAAGCAGGGGCCTACACTCAAATTGTTGTAGCTGATCCTGCTCCACAACTTTATTATTGGTGTCTTAATCATGTTGGAATGGGTGGACAAGCAGATACCGTGCCAATGGATCAAGCTACTTCAGTTTGGGGTGGAGATAGTCCTTCCGTAGCTTGGGGTGAAAACGCATGGCAATTTAATGCAGTAGAACACTTACTAACAGGAGTTCAAGCAACTTCTAATGTTGGAACACCAGAAGCTTATTCACTATCAGGTTGGGGTAGACAACAATGGGGAAACTCTGGTTGGGGTGTAGAATATTCTGTTGCACCAACAGGTTTAAGTGTAACTTCTAGTGTTGGAACTGTTGAAGCTGCTGCAATTATAGCTGTAGATATAACAGCACCAACAGGTTTAACGTCTTCTGTGGGTTCTATAATTGCAGGTGTATTATCTATTGCAGAGTTAACAGGTGTACAAGCTCAAACAGAACTAGGAGACTTTGATAACGCAGGTACATTAGTTGGTTGGGGTAGAAATGGTTGGGGTGAAGAACCATGGGGAGATTCATGGAATAAACTTGTTCAACCAGCCGGACTTTCTGCAGTCTCTAGTGTAGGAGATATTACTCCCCCACAATTTGCATTTGGTTTAACCGGTGTAGAAGCTACAAGTACAATAGGTACTTTGGGATTAGAATTTGGAGCAAGTACAGAGCCTATAACAGGTGTAAGTGCAACATCGACTACAGGTAATATATCAATAGGTATAGGAGTTCCATTAACAGGAGTTAGTGCAACATCTAATACGGGTAGTGTAACAATAGGTATAGGAGTTCCATTAACAGGACTAGAAGCCACTTCACAAATAGGTGAGTTAGAGCAATCCTCATCCCCTATTTTACAACCAACAGGTTTTGAATTAACTTCTTCAACAGGAACATTTACTATTGTTGACATGCAAATAGGTTTAAGTGGTTTAGGTGCCACTTCTTCAGTAGGATCAATAGACCTTCCAGATGCAACTATTGGCTTAATAGGTCAAGAACTTGAAATAAGTCTTAATGGTACTGGAATTAGTCCTTTATATTACAACAGATTAACACCTAAAGTTAGTACAGGATATACTATAAAAACCCCTGCATAATTATGTTTGACTTAAATATAAATAACTAATATAAATAACGAAAATAAGGAATATAAATAATGGCATCAACATATTCATCAGATCTTAAACTAGAACTTATGGCTACTGGCGAAAACGCTGGTACATGGGGTGATAAAACAAATAATAATTTAAATCTTGTTCAACAATCAGTTGCTGGTTATCAAGCAATAGATGTAGCAGGTGCAGATGTTGCTCTTGTAATGACTGACGGAGCAATTGCAAATGGAAGAAATGCAACTTTAAAATTAACAGGGACTTTAGCTGCAAACAGAACAGTAACTATTCCTGACAGTATTGAAAAAGTCTATAATATTGTAGATGGAACCGACCATGCAAACTACACTTTAACTTTTAAAACAGCATCAGGTACAGGTATTCTTTTATGTGAAGGAAATAATTACGTGGTATATGCTGATGGAACTAATGTTGAAAAAATCACAGAAGAAAAAGTTTGGAGAGCAGTTACCGCAGCAGAAACAGTTCAAGCTGGTGCACAAATTTTAGCAAATACAAATGGTGGAGCCTTTGCAATTACACTCCCTGCATCACCAGCTACAGGAGATACGGTATCTTTTGTAGACCAAGGTTATGATTTTAATAGTAACGCATTGACTGTTGGTAGAAATGGTTCTAATATAGCTAACTCAGCGGCGGACCTTGTTGTTAACACACAAGGTGCAGCTTTTGGATTAGTATATTCAGGAGACGCTACAACAGGATGGACTTACACGGAGAAATAATATGGCAAATTACGAAGCAACTAAATACGATTTTGATGGAGCAAACCTTACAGGTATAGAAGGTATTCCAACTGGAACTATTATACCTTGGTCTGATGGTACTGCACCATCTGGATTTTTAGAATGTAATGGTGCAGCTGTATCAAGAACAACTTACGCAGCTTTATTTGCAATTATTTCGACTACTTATGGAGTTGGTGATGGTGCAACTACTTTTAACGTACCTGATCTACAAGACAATGTTGCAGTTTCAAAATCTAACAACAAAGCTTTAGCATCCACTGGTGGAGCAAACACTGTAGCCCCAACTGGAAACGTTGGTGGTTCTACAGCGAATGCTACTTTATCAACAGCACAACTTGCTTCACACAATCACCCTCAAACAAAATATAGTGGTCCTGGACCATGGGGTGGAATTGGAACTAATGCTGGAACTAATAATACTACTCAACAACCTGGTGGTTCTTCGTTTACTATGGGACAAACTAACGCCGGTAGTGATGGTGGACACTCTCATAATATGAGTGCAACTTTTTCTGGGGATGCAACTTCAGTTCTTCAACCTTATTTAACAATTTTATACGTAATTAAAACTTAGGAGAATAAAAATGGCAACTAATGCAACTTGGACAGTAATTTTTGATGATAAAAGAATTATAAAACGTACTGCTGAAAAAAAATTATATGAAATTAATGATGATTCTTTTTGGTCTAATTCAGATTATTCAAATATATGGGCTATCCAATATGGAACTCCAGTTTCAACAGACGAAGTAGAATACAGAGATGAAACACCTCATTCTACTTGGGAAAGCACAGGTTTAGATTTTCAACCATTTATTGATAAATGGGATGCAGCTCATTTAGTTTATTTACAAAATGAATGGGATAATACTCCAGGGTATATTGATACAGGTGTTTTATATGCTGATGAAGCAGAAAAAATCGCTGATCTAGGTCCAAGACCTACTTCTTATTCTTCTTAATTATCTTAACATCATCCAAGAAGTTATAATATATTTTTTACCTGATAAAGGTGGATTACCTCTATGTAGATATGGAAAGCTTGCAGGCCAAATAACTATTCTACCTGTTTTAGGTTTAACTCTTTTTGAAAAGTGTAAGAATTCCGTTTCTCCACCTTCTTCAACATCATTTAAATATATAGAAAAAACAAAGGCTCTTGCTTCATTTTCAAAACCCCTACCATGTTCTATATGCCAAACATGATATCCTTCTGTTGGAAGAGTTTTTTGTATTTTTAAAGTTGTATAAAGAAATTCATTTGTATCAAAAGCATGGCCTGCTCCCGTGTTTTCAATATAATGTTTTAATGCCATATCAAAATTAACTATTAAAGATTTTAATTCTGAATGCCAAATTTTTATATTATTCCCGTTAGCAAAATATTGTTGATCTTGTTTATTTAATATAGATGCTTTTTCAAAAGTATGTCGATTTAAAGTTTTATTAAATTTAT